TCGAACATGACTTGCTATTCTACCGATTTAGAGGTAATATGTGTGTACCGCAAGGGAAACAAACACAGACAGAGAGGTACACACAATGCTTACCACAAGATTTGGAATCGAGATCGAGTTCACCGGCAATCACCGCAGTTACTTCGTAACTGCAAGAAACACGCCGCAAAGACCGCAGCCGCTTTCCTGAACGGCACCTGCGAATACATCGGAACCTACTACCGCACCTACGAAGTTGCACAGGCAGACGGACGCAAGTGGAAGTTCATGAGCGACGGCAGCATCAACACCCAGCGCAAGGAAAACGGCCAGAAGGTCAGAGCGGACAAAGACTACAGCGTCGAGATGGTCAGCCCGATCCTCACCTACCGCGAGGACATCGAAACCCTGCAGGGTCTGGTCAGAGAACTCCGCAAGGCAGGCGGCTTCCCCAACAACTCCTGCGGCATCCACATTCACCTCGACGGTTCCAACCACACGCCGAAGAGCATCCGCAACTTCATCAACATCATCGCAAGCAAGAACGACCTCCTTTACAAGGCTCTCCAGATCAACCCCGAACGCGCAAGATTCTGCAAGAAGATGGACAGCGAGCTGGTCGAGAAGCTGAACAGAGTCAAGAAACTGGATTTTGAGACCATCGAGAACATCTGGTACGACGGTTACTATGGAGCAAGAGACACCCACTACCACGACAGCCGTTACCATTTCGCCAACCTCCACAGCTTTTTCCACGGACACCGCACGGTTGAACTGAGAGGGTTCAACAGCACCCTCCACGCAGGCGAAATCCGGAGCTACATAGTCCTCGCCCTTGCCCTTAACCATCAGGCACTGACACAGCGTTCTGCAAGCACGAAGAAACCGCAGGTCGAGAACGAAAAGTTCGCCATGCGGACATACCTCAACCGGATCGGTTTCATCGGGGACGAATTCAAAAACTGCCGCGAACACCTCACAAAGCACCTTGACGGATCGGCGGCATGGAGATTCGGCACCCCCGCCGCTTGAAGGAACGGCGGCAAGCAGAAAGGCTGACCGAGGGGACAGACCCCGCAAACCCATAAAGGCGGCATGACCGCCCTTGTGGTGGTAGAAGGGTCACGAACCCTCGAACATAGGAGGAAGAAATAATGTATCCCAAAATTTATCTCGCATACGGAAGCAACCTGAACCTCGACCAGATGGCATACCGCTGCCCGACAGCAACGATCCTCGGTACCAGTGAACTGAAGAACTACCGACTGCTTTTCAGAGGCGGACACGGCGGTGCTGTTGCAACCGTAGAGCCATACGAAGGCGGCAGCGTACCGGTTCTGCTGTGGGCAATCACGGCGGCGGACGAGTCGGCACTCGACCGTTACGAAGGCTGGCCGTTCCTTTACCGGAAGGAGAACGTAACGGTCAAACTTGGCAGACGGAAGGTACAGGCGATGGCGTACATCATGAACGACGGCAGACCGCTCGGAATGCCCAGCCCATTCTACTACAAAACCATTCTGGACGGCTACCATGAATGCGAATTCGAGCCGCAGATTCTGAAACAAGGTGTGGCGGATTCAGTGGGGGAAGAGCAGTAAAATCCACAGTTTCCCCTCCGAATGATTGTGTAGTATATATCTCCGATATGACTTGCTATTCTACCGAGTTAGAGGTAATATGTGTGTACCGAAAGGAAAACAACACACAACACGGAGGACAGAATTATGTGGAACGAAGGAACGATCAGAATCGGCAAAAGCATTTTCCATTACTGGGTCAAGCATTACGAGGAAGGTTCCCGGTTCGGCATCGACGAAGGACGGATTTCCAAGCTGATGCTTAAGAGGAACGGCGAAATCGTGTGCAACTACGACAGAGAGTGGGACATCGAACCGGTTGATGCAGACACCGAAACCGCCCTGGCGATCCTGATGAAGGATTACAACTGAAAACAGACAACGGAGCATGAGCCGAGAGGCTCTGTTCCTCGTATACGACGGTCGCACCAAGTATGGTAGCGGCTATTTTTATGCCATTTTGGAGGTGGTGCCTATTCGTAAGCTGAAGAAATACACGCCTACGGAATTCATGGCGGAGGATTCCCACTACGATAAAACCGCTGCGGATTTCGCCGTTACCTTCATCGAAAGCCTGTGCCACACCAAAGGCACATGGGCGAGAAAACCATTTGAATTGATCGACTGGCAGGAGAAAATCATCCGCGATATCTTCGGAACGATCAAGCCGAACGGTTACCGTCAATTCAATACCGCATACATCGAAATTCCGAAGAAACAAGGCAAATCCGAACTCGCCGCCGCTGTCGCATTACTGCTGACCTGCGGTGACGGTGAGGAACGTGCGGAAGTTTATGGCTGTGCCGCTGACCGACAGCAGGCGTCCATTGTCTTCAACGTAGCCGCCGACATGGTTCGGATGTGTCCGGCTCTCTCGAAGCGGGTAAAGATTCTGGAGTCGCAGAAACGGCTGATTTATATCCCGACCGGCAGTATCTATCAAGTGCTTTCCGCTGATGTTGGCAACAAGCACGGCTTTAATACCCACGGCGTAGTGTTCGATGAACTGCACACGCAGCCGAACCGTAAGCTGTTCGATGTCATGACGAAAGGCTCCGGTGATGCACGAATGCAGCCGCTGTATTTTCTGATTACGACAGCGGGTAACGATACGAAGTCTATCTGCTATGAGATTCACCAGAAAGCGAAGGATATCATTGAAGGCAGAAAAATCGACCATACTTTCTATCCCGTGATCTATGGTGCGGACGAATCCGATGACTGGACTGATCCCGAAGTGTGGAAGAAAGCGAACCCTTCCCTCGGCATCACGGTTGGGATCGACAAGGTACGCGATGCCTGTGAGTCCGCAAAGCAGAACCCCGGCGAGGAGAACGCCTTCCGTCAGCTGCGACTCAATCAATGGGTCAAGCAGGCTGTTCGCTGGATGCCGATGGATAAATGGAATCGGTGTTCCTTCGCCGTGAATGAAGACGATCTTGAAGGTCGTGTCTGCTACGGCGGTCTTGACTTGTCCTCCACCACGGACATCACTGCTTTTGTTCTGGTGTTTCCTCCCGCTGACGAGGATGACAAGTACATCATCCTGCCGTACTTCTGGATTCCCGAAGACAATCTGGAACTTCGTGTCCGGCGCGACCATGTTCCGTATGATGTATGGGAACGGCAAGGTTATCTCCAGACTACCGAAGGAAACGTGGTGCATTACGGCTATATCGAAAACTTCATCGAAAAACTTGGTGAACGGTTCAACATCCGTGAGATTGCCTTCGACCGTTGGGGAGCCGTGCAGATGGTGCAGAATCTTGAAGGGATGGGATTCACCGTGGTTCCGTTCGGTCAGGGATTCAAGGATATGTCACCTCCCACGAAGGAATTGATGAAACTGGTACTTGAAGAAAAGATCGCCCACGGCGGCCATCCGGTGCTTCATTGGATGATGGACAATATCTTCATCCGAACCGACCCTGCAGGAAACATCAAACCGGACAAAGAAAAATCCACAGAGAAAATCGACGGTGCCGTTGCCACGATTATGGCGTTGGACCGTGCGATCCGCTGTGGAAATGATACGTCGGAAAGTGTGTATGACTCGCGGGGGATTCTGTTCTTATAATTTATGGAAATTGATGTCCGCTTTCGCCGCCTGCTTCATCTGAAGCTGACGCGGGATGGCGTAGATTTTACCGTTTTTGCGGAAGTTTGCACCCGTCTGCTTGAAATTGAAGTTCACGTTGTATCGCATACACTGTTCTCTCGTCCAGAGAATCCAGTCGTAATCGCAGACCCGTGCCCCATCACCGGATTCCCCGCCGCAGGTGACCGATTCGATCACATTCCCGTAATGGGACAGATACGGCTCAATATTGATCCCTTCAAGCATTGGCTCGTGGATGATGTTCTTATGCCTGATCGGCAGTTCCAGAAAGACCGGCAGACGTTCATCCGCCATTTTCTGATTCTCGCAGGTACAGCAGATGTGGACATTTTCGTAACCGCTGCCCCAGTCCTCCAACAGACTGACATAAAACCGGTCCGGGCGCTTTGTGACAAAGAAGAATTTCAGATCCGACCGTTCACGCATCATGCGCCAAGCGTCAAGCCGCCATTCGTCCGCATCGGGATGGAAGAAGTCAGAAGTAAAGCAGGTGTAGACAAAATCCCCGTCCGGCTGTAGGGTGTAGCTTCCATCGCGTTTTCTGCGTACCGGCAGGTTGAAATTGCTCGTTTTCTCCACCACTGAGGAGTCCTTGCCAAATTCTGCATCGCGGCGGTAGACATAGCAGTTCAGGCATCCGGGACTGATTTTGGTACAGCCGTGCCACAGATTCCAGCTTGACATGGTGGGCTCCTTTCGGTGAGGTTTGAGGATATTATACACCTGATTTCCGAAAAGAACAAGACTTTTCTCGGATATATCCGTTTTACGCCTA